CCCCCTGGCTTGCGTCCTAAAGCTCCGATTACTTGTCGGTCTACTCATGAACAGTGAGTAGGAGCCTTATTTCACTATTGATTAGGGAGGACTCCCCAGGCCTTGAGACCTGCTCGTCCAACGCCCCTCCCAATATCCACCCTTCGGACTGAGACCGAGTAACCACGTGGCAGACTCTGCCATCGTCGGACCAGACAAAAATGCCGGTCGAGTTATATCCCCGTCTCAATTCCTCAAGTGAAAAACCTCTTCTCTCGAGCTCTCTACCCCAATGGGGGTAGAAAAACTCTCGAGAGTCCCGGACCACGAAACGACCCTTTTCGGATTTGTTCCAAACCCTTGGCGTCCGTTCCTCCATGCCAAGCTTCCACTCCTGGAACTCTCTGATCTTTCGTCTTTTTTCGGTCCACCTCCACTTAAGGAAGCGAGAACCCTTTTTTTCTTTTTGGTACTCCTCAACCGCCAGTCGAGTTTCCCTCCATTTTGACACGAAAGACCAGAATTCCCGGTCGGCAGTTAGCATGGAATCACAATGCTCTACCCACCCCGGAAGGGGTGTGTTGTATCTGTGATCCCGCGAAAAAAACGTCAAAATCCCGAACTTGGCTGCGAGCTGATAAAGCCGCTCACGCTCTTTCTCCCAGTCCTTCTCTTCCTTTTGTCGAATCGCCTTTTCTTCCACCCAACCCTGTTCAGTTTTCCCTAGGAAGATTTTATTCTCTCGGAGAAAAATCTCCTCGAGAAGGTCCTCTTCCTTCAGCCGAGCCGTTTGCTCATATACATAGTTCTGCCAATGGTGGAAGTCACGATAGGTCAAAGGACCAAAGTGAGAGTAAACGCGAGCTTGGAGCTCACCGGGAAAATAACGCAGGAGATTCAGGACACGAGGGTGCCCGAATTCCCGAAGAATAAAAGGTTTAAAAAAAATAAAAAAATCCTCCACCTCCTCAGGCTCCTTCCACTGATACACCCAACTCGCAAAGGCATCGGGTGTAGCTTCCTTCTGGAGACCGCCGAACTTGTACTTGTCGGCGATCTGCACTCTCCCACTAAAATCGAAAAATTGGCTGTTGATACAACCAATGCTAGGATGTAGGTATGACTTGCCTACTGATAATTCCCAGCCGTTTTTTCGAACCATCTGGGCAAACTTGCCCGTTACTTCTGCTCTCATCTTGCAAAGTAGGTCATCTCCATTAATACGGAGAGGATAATCCTTTTGCCCTTTGAAGATGCTAGCTAACTCGAGGAGAAGTAACTCTGAGGATTCCCACATCGTCTCTGCCCAGATCGAGGCATTGATGATGCAGAGAATAGGAAAACTCAGAAGATGTCCCATCATTTGACCGTAATTTTGTTTCACTTGGTCAAAGAGGGAATAGTGGAGAGTCGAAGCAGTGATCGTGGCCTTGGCTTGGGATTGATAGCAATCCCACTCGTACTCGTCCAGGTCCCTGGGACGGTCTACGATCTTGAAAACTTCCGATAGTGCCGCAATTGTTGACTGTGGGTTGATACCATCAGTCGCTTGCGAGTAATCGGCAGAATTGAAGACGTAGCCTTCCTCTGGGATAAACGGCTGCATGCTTGCCATATCTGGCATAGCACCCGTATACCTGAAGACAGGCACTTGTTTTAGCCTTGACCACAGAAGTTGTTGTAGAGGACGAAAAAAATTGAGAGGCGCCGGGTGCGCCGTCACAAT